CAGAAGGGCGCTATTTCGGTAGACGTGCCAGCAACTTTAGGCCGCACAATTGCCTTTAGAGGTTATGTAGCGGGCTTTATGGCTGACGCTACAAAATTTGTTAAGTTCGTTTAACTAGAAAGAAGGCCAGTTATGGCCGTTTATTCGGTTCAACAAAAATATTTAACCGATAACTACGCGGTAATACGTTTACAAACAAACGCCGAACCGCTAGAAATTGGTCAAAGTTTTACAGTAGCGGGCGTAGACGCAACTTTTAACGGCACGTACGTAGTTCGCGCTTTACCGCAATATTATTTTACAGGCGTAGACCTGCAAGGTTTCTTTTTATATGACTTGCAACTACCAATGTCTAACCAAGTTTTATACGCTAAAACGGCTACCAATGTAGACATAGTGGCAAGCGCTGGCACGTTAACCGCGTCTATTAGTTGCACATGGATTACAGCCGCGCAGATCGAGGATTGGCTAGGTATCGGTACAGCTACGGCAGCCGATACCGCATTTCTTACTACGTGTGCTTCAGCTGCTAACGCGTTTTGTTTTAGACGCAGACAAGAAAACGGCTACATAGATAGCGCTACTTCTGTGCCTAGTAACGACGTGTCTTTAGGCGTTGTAATGTATGGCGCGGCGTTGTATCGACAGCGGGGCAGTATTAGCGATTTTGCTAGCTTTGACGGTTTAGGTACTGGTAATACTTTTGGTTTGTCGCCAATGGTTAAACAGCTGTTAGGCGTTGACCGCCCGCAGGTGGCATAGTGCCCCAAAACTTTACCGATCTATTTAATACGGCACTAACAAATTTAACGGCAACTCTTACAGCTGTAACCGGTTTACAAGTAGTCAATGACCCGCGCAACCTTGTACCGCCTTGCGCTTTTATAGACGCGCCCAGCTTTGAAGCCTTTAACGCAAACATAGTAAAAATGCTATTCCCAGTAAGGGTAATAACTTTAGGCCCAGGCAACTTAGACGCACAGCGCAGCCTACTTAACCTAGCTTCTAAAGTACTTGGTGCTAATGTTGGCGTTACAGACGGAAGGCCTACAGAAGCTTTAGTAGGCGGCGTGGCTTATCCGGCTTACGATATTACGGTAACTATGCAAGCCCAAACAGCGTAAAGGATTTTATGGAAACTTACTTAGTAACATCAGATAGATTAGTTTGGGGACGCGGCGCTATCTTGACCGCCAAAGATTTAGAGTACGTCAATATCGAAGCGCTTGTAAACAGCGGGCATATATCCCCACAAGGCTTAAAGAAATCTGCTAAAACTAAAGATACAGAAACCGAAAAGGACTAACCCAATATGGCAACTACCGTTTATCTTTCAAACCCAGCGCTAACTATTAACAGCGTTAACCTTACCGATCAGGCAACAAGCGCAGTTTTAACCTACGTTTACGAACAATTAGAAACTACAGCTTTTGGTGACACAGGCCGAAAATTTGGCGGTTCATCTGTTACTTCGTTGCAAAACAACACTTTCGAAGTGACGCTATACCAAAGTTACGCAGCAACAGAAACAGAAGCCACGATCTACGGGCTGGTAGGTATTCAAACAAACATAGTTATTTCACCTACCGCAGCTGGGCTAGCAACGCCTAGCGCAACAGAACCGAAATACACTTTGACCGGTTGCTACTTGGAAAGCCACACGCCAATTAACGCAACATTAGGCGAACTGTCAACCGTCACACTCACCTTTACAGGTGGCACACTCGCTAAAGCCGTTTCATAATGGCGCGGCTTTGGCCGCTGAGTACTAACAAAACAAGCAACGCCCGTAGAACGGCGTACGAGAAAGGTAACTAATGCAACTAACACTCAAAGCTGTATTTAAAGACGGCACAAGTTACGAAGTACAAACTAACTTAATGACAATAGTTCTATGGGAAAGAAAATATAGGCGCAAAGCTTCCGATATTGCTAACGGTATAGGCGTAGAGGATTTGGCATATATGTGCTACGAAGCCAGCCGCCTTAACGGCATAACAGTACCGGCAACGTTAGACGCGTTTATCACAAGCCTTACAAACATTGAAGTAGTAGACCAGGCAACCGATTTAAAAGCAGACCAGGCACAGTAAGTTACCTAATGGCTGAAGTTTTAGTAACGTGCCACTACTGGCCTAGCCATATCGAATTTAGCGTAGGTGATCTATACACAGTTGTAGAGATATTAAACAAGAAAAATAAAACGTATGTTTGAAAAACAAAACGTGCTACAGATACAAGGCATACAACAAACACTTGCAGAATTAAACAAATACGACAAGGTTTATAGGCGGCAAGTTACTAAAGACATTAAAGGCGCAGGCGCACCAATTATTACAACCGCCCGCGAACTTATCGGCACTACCCCGCCTTTATCGGGTATGGTGCGCGGCAAACTTATTAAAGGCCGTGAAGTGTATTGGGATAACCGGACGGCTAAAGCTGGCATAAAAATTAAAGTAGGTAGGCGCGCAAGCCGGGGCGGCACAGTTCAATTTAAAGATAAATTTGATGCAGAAAGTAACCCGCGTGAAAGCCATAGCGTAACTTTTAAAGCTAGGCCGTATGGCCTTATGGTTGCCCAACAGTTAGACGCGGCAGGTTCGATCTATGACCATGCCGGCATTAAAACAAAAAATACTAATTTTGTCAATAATCTAAACGTCGAAACTGGGTTACAGCCCCGCGCTATAGACCCAGCGGTAGAAAAACATCGTTACACGGTTCAATTTGCTGTAAAAGAAATAGTTGAAAAAGTATCTGAAACACTTAACAAGAAATTGAAAACCCGTTATGGCAATTAACATACCGATTACGTCAAGTTTTGACGATAAAGGTTTAGGCAAAGCACAAAAAGCTTTAGGCGCGTTTGGTGTTGACGCTAATAAAGGTTTTGCAGGTTTAACAAAATCTACCCTTATTGCTACTGCCGCTATTGGTGCAGCTGTTGGCGCAGTAGGCGCGTTTGCATATAAGGCGATACAAGCGGCGTCAGATTTTAACGAAGCTATAAGTAAAAATAAAGTAGTTTTTGGTGCGATATCGAAAGAAGTAGAAGCGTTTGCACGTACAGCTAACACGGCTTTAGGTTTATCTGAAACGGCAGCGCTGAAGGCAGCTGGTACGTTTGCCATTTTCGGTAAGTCCGCTGGGCTTGCCGGTAAAGATTTAAGTGATTTTAGTTTAAACCTGGTCACGTTGGCATCAGATTTAGCTTCATTTAATAACACTTCTGTAGATGACGCTATTACGGCTTTAGGTTCAGCGCTACGCGGTGAAGCTGAACCGTTACGCAAATACGGCGTACTACTAGACGACGCAACACTAAAAGCGGCAGCAACAGAACTAGGCATATATTCCGGTAGTAAGGCCTTAACGGCACAACAAAAAGTATTAGCCGCACAGAAAGTTATATTCGATCAGACAGGCGACGCGCAAGGCGATTTTGCGCGAACGTCTGACGGCCTGGCAGCGCAACAAAAAATATTAGGCGCAACATTTGACGACATACAACAAAAACTAGGTGCAGCGTTTTTACCAATATTTTTAAAGGTAGTTACATTTTTAAATGAAAACGTAGTACCAGCCTTTGAACGGGTAGCAGAAGTAATAGGGGAAAAAGGTTTAGTAAAAGGTTTACAGCAAGCCCTATACGAAATGGGTAACAGCGGTACAGCGTTTATAAATGGTTTTAAAACTATTGCAGTTAACGCCGCTAAAGCGGCAAACGTATTATACAAATTTACCGTTATTACTGCCGCGTCTGTAACGGCTTTAATAAACCCAGTTAAAGCTATAAAAATGTTAGGCAACGTTTTTAACGATTTTATAGATGTGAAAAAAATAGAAAACAGTTTCGACACGTTTATAGCCGGTATTGGCAATATGGCTACGGCTTCGGGTTATTCAAGTTTTGCAGCCAAAAAATTAGCTGAGGACGCTAAAGGCGCGGCCGATATGGCAGCCCTATTAGGCGAGAAGGCAGACGATACCCCAGGCGGCGCGGCTTCAAAGGTAGACAAGTTAGGTAAAGCGGCAGAAAAGGCAGCTAAGACACTTAAACAAGAAATGGCGCAAGGCGTTAAAGACGCGGCAGAAGCTTTAAATAAAGAAATGGCAGATGCGTTAGATAACGCTAAAAGCCGTTTAGAAAGCGCGCAAGACGCTTTTAATTCGTTTAGCGGTTCAGTACAAAACGTTATAACCGAAAGCCTAAATTTTGGTAAAGCCTTTGAGGAAGGCGGCGAGGATGCAGGGCTAACCTTTTTTAGCGCCTTACAAAAACAAGCCGACAAAGCTAAAGAGTTTGCAGATTTAGTAGAAAAGCTTTTAGCCGCTGGTCTATCGCGTGAAGCATTACAGCAAGTTATAGACGCAGGCGTAGAAAGCGGCGCGTCAATAGCTAAAGAACTATTGCAATCAAGCGCCAACGTATTAAAGGCAAACGATTTAGTAGCACAAACAAACGCGATAGCTAAAACTATTGGCGATCTATCGGCAAGCAAGTTTTACGCGGCGGGTGTATCTAATGCGCAACAGTATTTAGCGGGCGTAGAGGCCGCTATGGCGGTTGCACAGTCACAACTAGCAGGCACAGGCTTAACGCTGGCAGACGTAAAAGGCATCAGCGCGGGTTTTAACGAAGCTATTAGCCCTATAAAAACTGTTATGCCAGTGATCGACACACCGCAAATGCCACCTACCGGCGCGCCTACAGATAAAGGCAACCCACAATTCGGCGGCCCAGGCGGCATAACAATAAACGTAAACAGTCAGTTAGCTACTAAAGCCGAAATAGGCGAAGCTGTAAATAATGCGCTTATTGCATATAACCGTGTTTCAGGCCCGCTACAACTTGAAATAGCTTAATGGCTGGGGTAGCTGTAGCCGGTTCGGGCAACTACGAACTATTTGTAGATACAGGATTTATACAAGACGCGTTTATTTTAGATGACCCAGTAGCGGGCGTACTAGATAATACGCAATACGTGTTAGACGGTACTACTAACTTTGCAGCAATTTTAGACGGTTGCGTTAGTGTGCGCGTTAAACGCGGTAGGCAAGATATAGGCGATCAGTTCGGCGCAGGCACAATGTATTTTACCTTAAGCGATACCAGCGGAATTTTTAACCCGTTTGATGAAAATAGCCCCTACTGGGACAACACAACACAACAGCCAGGCCTAGCGCCTATGCGAGAAGTACAACTAGTTCGATACAACAGCGTTAACGTGCCACAATTTATTTTTCGCGGCTATGTCATAAATTATAACTACGATTTTATTTTAGGCGGCATAGATGTAGTTACCGTATTTTGTGCAGACGATTTATATTTGTTAAGTCAAACGGTTTTAGACGAATTTAACGTATCTGAACAGCTAACTAGCGCACGTTTAACAGCTGTCCTAAATTTACCTGAAGTTGACTTCCCAATAGCGTCTCGCAACATTTCTACAGGTACACAAACTTTAGGCGGTTCGGCAGCTTTTACAGTAGATCAGGGCACTAATGCGCTTGCTTATTGTGTACAAATTAACGAAGCCGAACAAGGCCGCCTATTTATGTCAAATGACGGCAAACTAAATTTTCAGCCGCGCATAGGCAACACGCTTAGCGGTTCAGTAGCAGACTTTCACGATGACGGCACAAACCTACCGTACAACGAACTAGGCATATCCTTCGAAGCTGACCAAGTAGTCAACCGCGCGGTAGTACAAATTTTAGGTAGCAATAACCCGCAAGTAGCAGACGATACAGCCAGCCAGGCACAGTATTTTATACAAACTACAAGCATCACTAACAGCCTTTTACACAGTGACGCGGCAGCTGAAACGTTAGCTATCTACCTTTTAGACGGCGAACCGCAAGCCCGCTATACGTCTGTAGGTACGGCGTTTAACATGTTGACTAATCCGCAGCGCGAAGCTTTAGCGGCGCTAGATATCGGCAACACAATAACAATAGAAAAAACGTTTACTAGTGGTACGGGCACTAGCCAGCTGGCACAAGAATTAGCTGTAGAAGGTATCGAACACACATTAGAAATCCGCACGGGTCATAAAATTATGCTGTTTACAAGCCCTACTACAGTTGTGTATGAACTGATTTTAGACGATGCTATTTATGGCATCATAGACGCGGATAACGTTTTAGGATAATCTAAGGGGACTTATGGCAACTAGACAAGATTTTACCGCAGGCCAAGTTTTAGAGGCAACGCAATTAGACGCAGTGGCTACGGCCATGATCGCAATTAACGCACAAACGGGCACAACGTATACAACGGTTTTAGCTGATGACGGCAAACTTATAACACTCGATAACGCGGCAAGTATCGCGCTAACAATTCCACCTAATAGCAGTGTTGCGTACGGTATAGGTACACAAATAAACGTTATGCAATTAGGCGCGGGCACTGTAACTATTACAGCCGGTGCAGGGGTTACGTTAAATAGCGCAGGCAGTAAATTAAAAACAAACGGCCAATACGCGGTAGCTACATGTTGCAAAATTGCTACTAACGTATGGGTAGTGCTGGGCAATTTAAGCGCATAAGTTATGCAAATTTTGGCATTTGGCGGCGGTAACCCAGCTACAGCGGTTGACTATTTAGTAGTCGGTGCTGGCGGTGGCGGTGGCGGTACTGTAACAAATAACTACTGCGGTGGCGGTGGCGGTGCTGGCGGTTTTCGTACTGACACGAGTTTTTCTGTAACGCCTGGCGTAGCACTAACTGTAACTATCGGTGCTGGTGGCGCTGGTGGCGTTGCTGGTGGCGCTAACGATGGCGCTTCAGGTAATAATTCAGTTTTTAGCACAATTACTTCCGCTGGTGGTGGTGCTGGTGGTGGCAGTAATCGAGTTGGTATTGCTGGTGGTTCAGGTGGTGCAGGTAGCGCGGCGCAGGCTGGCGGTTCAGGTAACACGCCTAGTACTTCACCTAGTCAAGGTAATGCAGGCGGCACAGGTACAACTAATCCACCATATGCAGGCGGAGGCGGTGGCGGTGCAGGTGCGGTTGGCGGTAACGCTGTCGACAATACGCGCGCTGGTAATGGTGGCAACGGTACTAGTAATTCTTATTCAGGTTCAGCGGTCACATATGCAGGCGGAGGCGGTGGCGGTAAAGATTCAGGCCAACCCGGCACAGCTGGCACAGGCGGTACAGGTGGCGGCGGTGCAGGCGGTGACGGTGGTAACGCTTCAAACGGTACAGCAAATTTAGGCGGTGGCGGTGGCGGTGCAGGTCTAACGGCGTCATCAAACGGTGCAGGCGGTAACGGCGGTTCAGGCGTTGTAATTATTCGATACGCCGACACATTTGACCCAGCAACTACTACAGGTTCGCCTACAGTAACTATTAGTGGCGGTTACCGTATATATAATTTTACGGGTAGCGGGACGATTACTTTTTAATGACTTACTACGCGCAAATAGTTGACAATATAGTCACCGAAGTAATCGTAGTTAGTGATGACATTACTGACGGCGCGCAATTCTGCGCAGATTTATTAGGCGGCCAATGGGTACAAACATATATAAACAACCCAAATAAAAATTATGCAGGCATTGGCTACACATACGATTTAGCAACCGATAATTTTATTCCACCACCACAACCAGCGCCCGACCCGCGACCCACATTAGGTAAAAAATGACATCAAAAAAAATAGATAAAGCCAAACGGCAGATAGGTGACCAAACTACTAAAGGCGGTTTGTTAGGCATAATGATTTATGCACTATCGCGAAACAATGTAGACCCCGTTTTAATCGGTTTAGTAGTGCCAGTAGCCGCAAGTTTTCTTGCTTGGGTATCGACAAAAATAGGTGACCCCGATTTAGCTTGTATGTTTATCCCTGATAATAAAGATTAGTGAAACCGTACACAGTACTTACAGCGCCGGTAGTAAAACACCCGCTACCAGGCACAGACGAATTTATTAGGCAGATAATCAAACGTGCAGGCGGCGCGTTATGGAATAACGGCAGCTACCAGCTACGCGATATTCGAAACCGCCCAGGCACTATTAGTAACCACGCCAAAGGGTTAGCGGTAGATTTTTCTTATCGCAAAATGACAGACAAAGGCATAGTAAACGGGCGCAAACTTGCTTTACCGTTTTTGTACAAACTGCTAGATCATGCAGATACTTTAGAAATAGAACTTGTTATAGATTATTTTTTTAATAGAAGTTGGAAATGTGACCGCGCTACGTGGATTAAAGGCAAGTGGGTAGGCGGCGATTGGTTTCACGTTGAGATATCGGCCAACATGGCCAACAATGAAAACCTCGTAAAACAAGCGTTTAACAGCGTTTTTAAAGAAATGCCTAAAACCGTTTAAAAGTTCGGTTAAGGTTTAGTTACCTTCTACGAGAAAGTTTGAGGCTGACTATATGCCGTTACTTATAAAAATTATTGTTGCTTTTGCGTTATCCGCTATTGGGATAGGTATTAGCCAAATACCCGTACCAGCTGAACCGGTTAACGAAACCACGTTTACCGAACGTTACGAAGCTGTAGGCGGCTTTGGGCAGGTCATGGCTGACCTATACAGGTTTGTGCCCCCAGTGACCACTACAACGCCCCCAGCGCCCGTATATCGACACGGTGACTGTTCATGGCTACCAGCGTTAGCGCTTGAAGCTGGCTGGCAACCAAACCAAATAGAACAGCTAACAGAAATAGTGTTACGTGAAAGCGGCTGTTGCCCGCGCCGTATAGGTGGCCAAAAAGTATTACCGGACTGTACGCCAAACGGATTTAGCGAAACTAGCCACATGTCAGACAGCGGCTTGCTTCAAAATAACGGTATTAACTGGGATTTGACCCGCAACCCTTACGCGCCAATTTGTTTAGAAATGGGCGTATGCACACAAGAACTACTACTAGACCCGCTAACAAATTTAAAAGCAGGGAAACTACTATTTGACTACTGGCAGAAAACAGCCGGTAACGGCTGGCTACCCTGGGATATCTGCAACCGCACGAACACATGCCAAAAAGCTTAACAAGCCTTTGCTGGTTTATATTTTGGTATCTAATGGCCATACGAATATTGTGTTTAAAGTTTTTAGATTAACTTCATACACCTACCCGCTATAGTAATTTCTTAGCAACGAGAAAGGCTAAAAAATGTCAAACGAACTAGAAAAATCCTGGCTAGCTACTAACCAATCATTACAACAACTAATGCACGTAATGAACGAAATAACCGCAAGGCCTAAACCTTTAATGGAAACCTTTGAATTAAGCAGCAAGCGAATAATAGACAGGCTACAAAAACAGATAGACAAAATGAACGTGCTAGACCACAGCGATTTGATAGACGATTTATACGAAGCCCAGCTAGAAATAAAATATTTAGTTAACTACGCAAAACACGTTTTAACCACTAAAGACAATTTAGAGGCCCGCTAATGCGGCGGGGATATGACCCTAGTTACGGTAGCCGCGAACAGCTAAAAGACAGTAGCGAACGTAATATGAAATTAGCGCGCGAACTAGACGCATTAAAAGCAACTAACGCGGAATTACAAGACGTAATAACGGAATTGAAAGCAATAATTTCTTATATGACGCAGGGCGAATAATGGCGCGCCAAATTACTTTAAACAATTTAGAACAGCCAGTAGTACAGCTAGAACAAGCCGATTACGACAATTGCGTAGAAGTAACCGAAAAGATTTTAGAATATGCAAGGCGCAACGGCCACAAAAATAGTTACGGCATGAACCCAGCGCAAAACTGGGCATACGATTTTTGCGGCGCATTAGGTGAACAAGCAATAGCGCACTACTTTGATTTTGACTACACATACAACATCTATAACCCCGCAGCTACGGACGTGCTGGGTTACCAGGTGCGCGCAACCTATTACGGCAACGGCAGCCTATTAACTCACCCAATAAAAACTAGTGAAAATAATCGCGGCGATAACGCAGGTACTTATATTTTGGTAACTATTGACCCCACAACACTTAGCGCAACTATTCGCGGATATTCGACACTTACACGCTGTAATGAACGGGCTAGCAATTGGACTACACAAATTAACGGTAAACCGGTGCGCTGGCCATGTTTCTTTATGCCCCAGTGGCAGTTATGGCCTATTGAAACGTTGCAAGCCAAACAAGAACTAATAAACCACCAAACGAGAAAGAAAAACTAAATGGCTTTTAGCTTAGATAATTACGTAGACGTAGCAACAAGATTAAGGCTTGCATTTGACAAGTACCCCGATTTACGCGTACAAGAAACAAAACGTGAAATAGTAGAAATGCCCGACAAAAGTTGTTTTATACGCTGTGAAGTAACAGTATGGCGTGACGCGTCAGACCCAATACCAGCAGTAGCTACAGCTTGCGAACTGTACCCAGGCAAAACTAGCTTTAGTAGATCAAGTGAAAACGAGTGCGGATTCACTTCAGCGTTAGGCAGGGCGTTGGGCTACATGTCTTTCGGCATAAGCAATTCGATAGCGACACGTGACGAAGTACAAGCCGCGCAAAGCCGACAAAGTACACACTTAGCCACAGTGGTAAATATTCACGAAGTAGAACAGCCTTTCGGCGACACAGTAGATACTAAACAATATGCGTCACCTAAACAGCGTGGCATGATACGCGCGCTGGCATTTGAAAAGAAAATAGGCACTACTGAACTAATGCCATACATAAACAAAGTGTTAGGCAACCAGTATTCAAGTATTGAAGCCATAACAAAAAACGAAGCTTCACAGGTGATCGAGTCACTACAAAACTAATATACGCATACAGATAACTAGTACGGGCATACAGACCTAAGCCGATAGCGGGGCAGTTGGTAACACGCGGTAACGCGGGTAGAAGGCGCTGTAGCGATACTGTGCCTGGCTAACGATTAAAGATATGGGTGCTGTGCGAGGCTAAACAGCGGGGGGTTATCGCATTAGGCTTTTAAACGAAACAGAAACAAACAGTGAAACAAAAACAAACCGACACAGCTAAGCCCGCGCACAACGTCCGGCACAACGAACCGAAAGCAAGCGCGACAGCGCGCGCTAGCACCTACAGAAAGCACCTAAACAAATGACACAAGGCAAGAAACGCAGAACCCACAACGTACAACAAAACCACAAACGCAGCCTAAACGCAGAAACTAGAAGCAAACAAGAATTTAAAACAAACCGCCAACGATTACTAAAAGATAAACCACTATGCCATTGGTGCAACAGCGCGCAAGCCACAACAGCAGATCACCTAATAGAAGTAGACCGCTGGCCTACAGATACCCCAGGCGTTAACGGTTTAGATAACTTAGTAGCAGCGTGTCGAAGCTGTAACAGTTCACGGGGCGCAAGATACGGAAACCTGAAACGTAAAAGCATTTACGAATTAGCACCAACAGTAAATATAAACAACAAAAACATTTATGCAACCGATTGCATAACTATGCAAGACAAAAAAGAAAACACGTTTTTTTCTGCTACCCTTCCTGCC